TTCGGCGGCTTTTGCTGCTTTCGCCAAATCGGACGGGTCGCTGCCGCCCAGTTGCAGGGCGACGGGCTGCTCACCTTCGTTAAACATCAAAAAGCGGTCTTTGTCGCCATAGACGATGGCGCCGGAATTGACCATTTCGCTGTAAAGCCATGTGTTGCGGGTAATCTGGCGGGCGAGGTAGCGGTAGTGCCGGTCTGTCCAGTCGAGCATCGGAGCAACACAAACGCGCCTTTTTTGTTTATATTCAACAAGTTCTTTGTTTTCTCTAGTTTTTTCTAAGTTTTTATCCATAATTATTTGTCCTTTTTCTTCTCTTTTTTGTTACATTCCGACAAAAATCAGTTACCATTTTGACACCATAATTTTTAATTATTCAGGATGGTGTCAAATGGCTACGGTTATTAAGCGGAAAAATCCTTCGGGTGCGGTTGTTTACCGGGCGCAGGTTCGGGTGCGGAAAGAGGGGTATCCGGATTTTAGCGAGTCGAGGACGTTTAGTAAAAAGGTTTTGGCGGTCGAGTGGGCGCGGAAGCGTGAAGCTGAGATTGAGGCTGATCCGAGTATTTTATTAGGTCGTCTGAAGCGATCCGATTTGTCTTTGGCGGATGCCATGCGGCAGTATTTGGACGAGGTCGAGCAGATGGGGCGGTCGAAACGGATGGGGCTTCGGTTTTTGACGGAATTTCCGATTGGCCGTATGCCGCTTTCTCGGCTGCGTCGGTCGGATTTTGCGGATCATGTGATGATGCGCCGCCGTGGTTTGCCTGATGATGGTATTGCTCCGATAGGTGCGGCGACGGCGTTGCAGGAATTGCAATATATTCGTACTGTCCTGAAGCATGCGTTTTATGTTTGGGATGTTGATGTTGGTTGGCAGGAGCTTGATTTTGCTGTTGATGGATTGCGGCGGTCGGGGTTGGTCTCTAAGTCGTCAAGTCGGGAGCGGTTGCCGTTGTCGTCTGAATTGCAGGCGTTGACGTCTTATTTTTTTAGGCAATGGCAAAGTCGGGCAAGTCAGACGCCTATGCACTTGATTATGTGGTTGGCGATTTATACGGCAAGGCGGCAAGAGGAAATCTGTCGTTTGATGTTTGCTGACCGTCATGTTGATGGCGGCGATTGGTTGCTCCGTGATGTGAAACATCCCAGCGGGAGCGCGGGCAATCATAAGCGGTTTGATGTGTTGCCGTTGGCTGTGCCTGTGATTGATGCGTTGTGTGCGGATGATGTGCGGCGGCAGATGGGCGTTGGTGTCGGCGGCCGGGCTGATAGTCTTGTTCCGCTGAATAGTCGGTCTATTTCTGCGTCGTGGACGCGAGCTTGCAAGGTTTTGGGGATTGAGGACTTGAGATTCCACGATTTACGGCATGAGGCGGCGACGCGGTTGGCGGAGGATGGTTTGACGATTCCGCAAATCCAACGGGTAACGCTGCATGACAGTTGGGGCAGTTTGCAGCGGTACGTTAATATTCGGCGACGGGCGGAGCGGTTGGATTTTTCGGCGGCGATGCGAAAGGCTGTGACGGAATTTGAAGCGGGGAAATGATAAAAAACTCCACTCGATTGAGTGGAGTTTTTTATCATTTTAAGAGGGTTGAACCATTTTCAATGATGTTGATTGCCTTAATAAGGCTTTCTGCCAAAGCTTCTGGGGATTTTTCCGAAGATTCGGCGGCTTTCAAAACAGCCTTCTTGATATTATTTTTTTCTTGCGTTGATTTTACCGATTTATATGCGCTGGCAATCCATCCCTGCCATGCGTAATCGATGCTGACATCTTCATAGTAAACATCACCATCATCATCAACGGTGGTCTTCAGTCGGTCGCCGTCGTTTCGAGTTTTGCACCATGCCTCAAAATTCATGCGTTCAACATCTTCTTGTACTGCAATTTTTTTCATTTTTGCTCCTTACTTCGGGTTGATGTTGCCTGAAATTTGGCAACGATAAAAATTTTACAAAGCCAATACTTTTAAATCTGTGCTTTCCGGCGTGCCTGTGCGGTACGAGTCTGTCCGCGTTCTTGGTTCTCTTGGATGTTTGATGTAGGCGACTTTTAAGTGTTCTGGATTTGCTGGTTTCACGCCGCCGCGCATGTATTCGTGGGCTAGTGGCAAGTCGCCGTGTTTTTCTTTGATTTTTTCGAGATGGGCTATCAAATCTGAGATGTGATATTCTTTTTCTAAGATGTCTTGGAGTATTATTTGAGATTCCTTTCTCTATACTTCTAAAACTTTGAAGTCTTTATCGGATGGGTTTCGGGTTGATAAATCTCTATAAGTCCAGTTTTTTTCTCCGGGTCTCTTTTCTCGGACGTAAGAAACTTTGACTTTTACCGGGTGGATTGAAATCACGCCTTTTTCTTCTGTGTGTGTTGTCAGTAATAGATTTCCATGTTCTTTTTCGATTTTTTGCAAGTGTTCGATCAAGTCGGATACAAATGAAAATGGCGGGTTTTGTAGGTCATCAATTGGGTGTTTCAATTCGAGAAAGTTTTTCATTTTGTTTCCTTTTTGGAGCTAACCATTCATCTTTTCCCAGTCGGCTTGCGCTTCAGCCTGTTTTTTGTCCAGCCAATCGGCAATGTCATTGACGTTGACTAGGTATTCCGCCTTTTGGCTTTCCACGGGGCGGAACACGGGCCAAGGTAGGGACTGTCTTTGGGCGAGTTCGCGGCATTTGCGTTGGCTGATGTGCGGCAGCCATTCGGTGCGGGCTTTTTCGAGTGGGATGTGTGTATTCCCGAAAATTAACCGTAAAGTTTGGGCGGTAGTCATGATTATGGGGCCTCGCTTTTGTTAATCTGCTTCATAAAAGTTATCCAATGCGTAGCTGTTTGGTTTATTTTATGTTTTCTTGTAACGTGTCCAAATATTGGTTTTTCGATGGTTAGTGAAAGAATCTCTTTGACAGAAATTTGATTTTCATTCCATTTGAAAATTAATATTCCGCCGTCTTTTAATACGCGAAAGCATTCTGAAAATCCTTTTTTAATGTCGTCTTGCCAGTCTTTACCGAGTGTTCCGTATTTTTTGGCCAGCCATGATTTTTTCCCAGCGCGTATCAAATGTGGCGGGTCGAAAACTACAAGACGGAAACTCTCGTCATCAAAAGGCAGGTTTGTAAAGTCCATTTTTATATCTGGCTTGACTTCGAGGTGTCGAATTGATTCACGATCTTTTAAGTAATGCTCTTCTTGCCTGATGTCTCCAAATAAAACTCGTTGGTCTTGCTTATCAAAATACATCATGCGGCTGCCGCAACACGGGTCAAGTATTTCCATTTTTGCCTCTTAAATTTATTGATTAATCTGTGCTGCGTGTTTCTTCTTCTGCCGCCAAATCGCGGCATCCAAAATCGGCTCGGATTCTTTGACGGCTGCGACGTAGTGTTGCCAGCTTGCGAGTCGCAGGGTCTCGTAGAAGCTATCAATGGATGATTCGAGGTGTTTCAGTTCGTCGCCGGTGGCTATCCATTTGTTTCTTGCCCTATTCCTCTCGCCGATTGCCGTCAAGATGTCGGGGGTGACGTCGGTGGCGGTTTCGAGCTTGATTGATAGTTCCAGTCTGACCATCATGTCGGTTGCTTCATCGGCTTTGATTTTGGTGTGTCTCAAGACTTCGATTAAAGCGACATGCAGATAGTGGGCGGCGCAGGCATCGTAAAATATTTGGTCGTCTGTCGTTCCGTCTTTCAGGCAGTCGATCAGTTTTTGAAACGGGGCGATAACTGAGTCTATGGTGGCGGTGTCGATTTGTTCGTTGCTGGTTGCCAGCATTGCCAGTATCGGTGCTTTCCCCCGCGTCCCCAGTAAGAGGGAGCGGCGGGGATGGTATTTTTTACGGGGTTTTTTGTTACTCGCCATCGACAGGCTCCAATACGCCGCCGCCGCCGATTAGTTCGGGGTGTGCTTCAAAATCAATTTGTCCGGGGGCGAGTTCTGTTGATTCGGGGCGGTTATCCTCGAATGCGTGGACTGCGCCAACAAAGACTAGGCAGGTTACTGCTGCTACAAACATTGCAAAGAGTAGATCGCGGATTCTCATTTCAGCATGCCTTTTGTAGGTTATTTTCGGACAGGAAAGAAAGAGCGGCTTTGACTGCTTTTTCTTCGGTTGGGTAGTTTGGTGTTATCCCGACTAAGATTTCGCCGTCTGTGTTTACGATATCGCAGCCATATTTCTGATATGGGTATCCGTGGCTGTTGGTTTCTTGTATCGCTGTAACCCTAATGTCGATGCTGTATTCTTTGATGGTTTCCACAATGGTCTCCTGTCTTTCGATTTTTTTTAACTCTTTATAAATTTCGTGTAGCGTGCCGAAAAATATAATTCCGTTGCGCGGGGCGCGGATTAGTGTTGTCAGGTAGTTATTCATTTTGTTTTTCCCTTTTTGGTCGTCTGAGTTTGATTCAGACGACCTTTTCTATCGGTTATACAAAGTTCGGACGGTATTCTTTAGGATGGTCGTCGGTGGGTTGGAGATAGGTATTCATTCCGCGATTTGCGTTTAAAAATTCCCATGCTTTTGCGACAGTGTCGAATTTTTCGGGTGTGAACGCGGTTTCAATTCGATCGCCGATCCATTCGATGACGGCGTTTGTGCCAAATCTGTTTGCTCGGATGGTGGCAATTGTTCGATCGGTCTGTCCGTCCATGCGGTCAAATTCGACAAGGTTCATATATGCGGTGTTTTTCATGGTGGTTTCCTTCGTGTTGTTTGTTTCGATGGGTGTATATTATCAATGTGATAATTTATAAGCAATAGCAAATTGCAAATATTTTGCATTATTTTCACAAAACCATGATTTTTATAAGAATAAAATTATCATTATGCTAATATTAAGGACGTAAAAAAAAGCCGCGATATGCGGCTTGATAGTGTATAAATCATTTTTTGAGTGTCGTTTTTATATCCCAATCGACGTCTAGGCGTGAGTTTATTGTGTCGATCGGGATTAGGCGGCGTTTTATCTCAACGATGACGCCGCAAATTAATGCCTCTTCGGGTAGGTCCGCCGGAGGCTCGTTACTGTATTTGATTTTTATGTTGTTGCTAAGGTCAAAATCGCAGCGGGCAATCAATCCACGGCGGCGGCTTGGGTTGTTGTAATTGAGTCCGACCAATATAAGGTCTCCATGTCTTGGCTCGATTTTCGGCTCAATAATTAATATATCGTTTTTGGATATACGCTCGGCGGTGATGTCGCGAATACTGTCGTCGGGCATTTTGACGCCAAATGTGTAGCTGCTGTGCGGGATGAATGTTGATGCTCTGTCGTCGTACTCTTTTATCTTTTTTAAATGCTCTTCGGGATTGATTGCAAAATCAATACCCGTATCTATATCGAGCAGCGGCATGGTCTTTAAATAGCCTGCCGCTTCCTCTTTCAGTTTATTTGATTCGCTATGCTTTTGTTTTTCTCGTATTAAGTTGTAAAAGGTGGTGTTTTGGTCGCCGGTGCCGTAATTGTTGTTTACCTGCATTTGGTCGGCTGTGTTGTTTTGGGTAACGGGCTGATCCATCCATCCGCGTGGCAGGTTTAGCGACTCTTCTAGGCGGCGGGCAGATTCGACACTCATTTTTCGGGGTTTGCCAGTGCCTGCAATCGCCGATGTGCGCCATTGTGATATTTGGTTTGGGCTGATATCCGCCATATCTGCCAGTTGTTTTTGACTGCCAAATTGGTCAATCAAGATGTTCAGGCGGTCTCGCCATGTTTCATCTATCGTTTTAAATTTTTGATTTTCAGACATTTTTCAAATCTCATCTTACAAATTATCTAAATGATAATTTATCATCAAAAAAATAAGTCGTCAAAACCGCATAATGCTATTGCTTTTATATTATCCTAGTGATAATATCCGCCTAACAAATTATCAAATTGCAAATATTATGACTTTATCTGACTTTTTCAAAACTCAAGGGATTGGGTCTCAAATCAAGATGTCTGAGGCGCTCGGTATCGCTGCGCCGCACTTATCCCTGTATGCGACAGGCAAACGTCAAGTCCCCGTGATTGTATGTGTCGATATTGAGCGATACACGGGCGGCAAAGTGTCGCGGCGAGATTTGAGGCCTAATGATTTTCAAAAAATTTGGCCTGAATTGTCTGTTTAACCTGTTAATCCCAGTACCAATTAACACGCGATTGGTAATTTAGCCTGCCCTCTCAAGGGGGGGCAGGTCTTTTTTACGCCTAAAAAACGTAAAGGACGACTGAAAATGAATAAAAAATATGCAACAAAAGCCGAAATCAATGCTGCCGCACATGGTCGGTGGCGCGAAGTTTTAGAGGCTTGCGGGATTCCTTCGGAGCTTTTGGACAAGAATCATCATCCCTGCCCTGTGTGCGGCGGTACTGACCGATTCAGGTTTACCGATGGCAGCGGCTCAAGTCGTGGGAGCGGTGTTTGGATTTGCAATCAGTGCAAGCCCGAAGGCGGCAGCCCGTTTGATTTGTTGATGGAGGTTTGTGGTTATAGCTTCAATGAGGCTAAAGACAAGGTCGCGGCGCTGGTCGGTTTGACGCATGGGCCGTTGGTAGATAAAGCTCCGAAACCGCTGCCGCCGCCCGCTCCATCAAAAGAAAACGAGCGCGATTTGTGGAAGCCCATCATCCCTGTGCCTGAGTATGCGCTTAAATCGATGACCTTTAAAAACGGGTACCGTCAGTCAGACGACCTGATTTTTAAATCGGTTTTCCGTGATGGCGGCGGCGAGATTTTGGGCGGCGTTGCCCGGTTTAAAAAATCGGACGGCGGTAAAATCGACATGCCTTATACGTTTTGCGAGAACGTCAAAACCGGTGAAAAAATGTGGCGTTGGCGTTGTTGGGAAAATCCGCGCCCGTTGTACGGTCTTGATGCCCTCTCCTCCCGCCCCACCTCTCCTGTTTTGGTTGTTGAGGGCGAAAAATGCAAAAACGCGGCAGACGCTCAAGACTATGGATACGCGGTGCTGACGTGGCATGGAGGCTGCAATAATTGGGATAAGTCTGATTGGTCGGCGGTCGTTGATCGCGATGTCGTCTTGTGGCCTGATTGCGATTCTTTGCGCCAAAAGCTGACCAAAAAAGAGCGGGATGAAGGTGTTGACCCTGAGTCTAAGCCGTTTCTGCCGCGTAATGAGCAAGGCGGAATGAAGGCGATGCTGGGTGTTGCCGATGTGCTGACAAAGCAAAACTGCCGCGTTTGGCTGGTCAATATCCCCGAGCCGGGTAGATGGCCGCATGGTTTCGATATTGCTGATGCGATTGCCGATGGTGGGCGTATCGTTAATCCGTCCGAAGTGTTGAGCCGAGCGGGTGCGGCGGATTGGCTGGTTGAGTATGTGCCGGAGGAAGAAAGGTCGTCTGAAAACTTTCCCGCGCCCATTCAAGAAGCGGAGCCTGAGTCCGAGCAGTTGCCTGAATATCCTGAAGCAACAGGCAATCAAGGGGGTACGGGGGATATAGATGGCGAATTTTTGTCCAAATTGCAAAAGCTGAAATCAGAATTTGGGCTTGTTGAGGGGAAAGACCACGGCGTGAACAGGAAAACTGGGGTTACATATACCCGAAAAGCCATGACTGTCCATTTCGGTAAAGAGGTCGTTGACGCTTGGTATGAGTGGGGTCGCGCGCCCGTGTTGACTATGTACGAAATCAACCGTCTGAAAAAAGACCATGCATTGATTCAGGCAGTAAAGGATGATGACACGCAGGGGATGATGGAGCGGTTTATCTATCTTGACGGCTCGGCATCAATTTGGGACAACAAGCTATGGCGTGTTGTCCCCGAAAAGGCAGCGCGCCTATCGATGACGCCTGATGGTTTTAAAATTTGGGTAAACAGTCCGAGCCGAATTGTAAAACGTTTTGACCGACTGGTCTTTGAGCCTGGTCGGGTGTTGTCTGACGACTATATTAATATTTTCCGAGGTATGCCGATTGAACCAAAATTCCCGATTCCCAAAGAAGATATGCCCAAAACAAACAATGAATTGTATAGATTGTTCCCCGAAATCAAGCCTATTTTGAATCTGATTAATCATTTGTGTAACGGAGACTACCAACAGGTCGAATATTTGTTGAATTGGCTGGCGTATCCGTTGCAAAACGTGGGCGCAAAGATGACGACCGCCGTTGTCATGCATGGTCATATTCATGGTGCGGGTAAATCGTTTTTCTTCGAGGAAATCGTCAAACCGATGTACGGCGAATACGGCGCGACATACGGTCAAGAGGATTTAGAAAGTAACTATACTGCGAACCGCTCAGGCAAAATGTTCGGTATTTTTGAAGAGGTTTACACGAATCAGCAAAAATACAATAAGACAGGCAGCCAAAAGCACATGATTACCGGCAAGACGATGCGCGTCGAGCGGAAATTTCAGGATGCCTACGAAGAGGCAAACCACATGAATTGTGTGTTCCTGAGTAACGAATCGCAGCCTTTCAAAATCGAAGAAAACGACCGCCGTTATTTTGTTGTGTGGCCTGAAAAAAAGTTAGACAAAAAATTGCGCGATGAAGTTTTAGACTGTATCGGTAACGATGGCGTCCGCCTGTTTTATAGCTTCCTGCTGTGTTGGAATTTTTATATGACGTATGGTCAACAAGAAGCCGAAAACGAAAAAGGATATAAGGTCATCAAACTGGAAAAACCTGTACGATTCGATCCGAACACGCCGCCGCCGATGACTGCCGCGAAACAAAACGTCATTTCCTATGGCCGATATGCTTGGCAGACGTTTTACTCGGAATGGGCTGGCGGTGGTATCAAAGACCTGCCGTTTTGTTGCTGTATTACAGACGACCTTTGGTTAGTTTATAAAGAGTGGTGCAAGCAGAATGGCGAGCGGGAAACGGGGAAAACCAAGTTCCTGCAACACATTGCTGAGAAAATGCCGAGGGCACGCCGCTGGTGGCGGTCGAAAAACAAAGATGGCGATGTATCACGTCAAAACTGGATTTTTAAACCGGCAGGCTGGCAACCGGCGGATGGATTGCCCGAAATGGATGCGCTGGGTGATGAGGTTTTACAATTCCGCAGCGCTGGTTGGAGGTATCGCGGCAGCGAAGGAGTTTGACGATTGGAGCGGGCATCTGTATGATGTCTTTAAAACGCGTGCGGCAGGATTGCTGGGCGCGTTTTGTAGTTTGGATTTTTGGTTGTGCTATAAATCTGTGCTATTGTGCTATGTTCTGTGCTATATTTTAAATCGCTGAAAGCCTTATGGGGCGTGGCTTTGTGCTATTGTTCCATAAATTTCAGCGATTTTTGCTTTACGCGAGAAAAAAATTTATAGGTTTTCAATTTATGACATGGTGTATATATAACATGTCATATTTTTTATGGCTGGATAATTTTTTTTTCTTATGCGAGATTTTTTTAAAAATTTATGGAACAATAGCACAAAGCCACGCCCCATAAGGCTTTCAGCGATTTAAAATATAGCACAGCGCATGGCACAATGGCACATGGTTTTAAAATTTATGGCACAAGCACATATTGTTATTGGTCTGCTGATTTTCATCTAAAAAATAATTTCATTTTGAATTTTTCTATTCAAATTTTGATATAATATCCCTTCAAAAATAAAGCCCTGCGGATTCCGACGGCGGCTAGGGATGGTCAGCGTGAAACAAAGACTGACTGAAAAATGAAATTTGAACTTGATTTGCTTTTAGAATGGTGGGCGGAATGGTCTGCCAATCGAGAGGATAGCGGCTTGGGCTTCGGTTGCAGCCGTTTTAATCGTTTGATGGCGGCGGGGGATTTGCCGCCGAGGACGGAATTTGTGGCAATCCTGCCTTATGGCGTTGACGGCGATGGGATATCGAGCGCGATGGATCGGGCGATTTGTCGGCTGAATCCTAACCGAAAGCAGGCAATCATGATGGAGTATCGTTGTGTCGGAACTCAAGAAGGTAAGGCAAAGGCTTTGGGTATTACTCGTAAAGCCTACGAGCGGCGTTTGGCAAATGCCAGGCTAAACTTGATGGCGGATTTGGCTGTTAAAAAGTTGTTAAAACGCTCTTGACTTCTTGGGGGATTTTTGTTTAAATTATGGCAAGCTGTGTTTAACTGTATGTACGGTTAACGCAGCTTTTTCATTTTTCAGTCAAAAAAAGCGCGGATAGCCCGTCTGAACAAGATTCAGGCGGGCTTTTGCGTTTAGAAAGAATTTTATGGGTCGATTAAAGCAAATGTCTTCACGGCTCCGACCTGTTGAGCAAAACAGAATCGCCGTGAAGCATCCGCCAAAGACGGCGGAAAAACGTATGCGCGGTCGAGGTTGGATGAATCTGCGCGAATCCGTGCTGTTGCGTGACCAATATCAATGCCGGCGGTGCGGTTGCGTAGTGCTTCCAGCGGATGCCGAATGTGATCACATCGTTCCGCTGGCGGACGGCGGCAAAGATGAGGCAGAAAACCTGCAAACACTTTGCAAAACGTGTCACGCCGAAAAATCCGCCGCTGAAAATCGGCAGCGATGGCGCGGCTCTGGGTGGTAGGGGGTGTCAAAAGTTCACGCCCCTCGCCCTCGGAAACCCCCCGCCCTCCCATGTGCAGAATTTTTTTCCCTGTGGAACTGTTAAAGCTATTTTTAACAGGTTGATTAACATCGTATTTTTAGCATTTTATGCTACAACAAGCCGCCTTGAGAAAGCGGCTTTTTATTTGGAATTTCACTATGGCAATGAACGAACAAAAGGAATTGTTTGCCAAAGCGAAATTGCGAGGGTTGTCGAACCGAGAGGCTGCGATTGCGGCGGGTTATAGCGAAAAGACGGCCAGCGCAAGCGGCAGTCGTTTGGCAAAAGATGTTGATGTTTTGGCAGAAATTGAACGCCTGAAGTTTTTCCAGTCGCCTGAGCCGGTTGCTGTTGAGCCGTCTCCGGCTGTGGTTGTTCCGGAGGTGCAACCGGTTCAGGCTGTGCCTGTTGCAGAAAGGCCTGCCGAGGCGTCGGAAAGTTTGGACAGAATTGCGTTGTCGGCGCGTGAGCGTGCTGTTGTTCGTGGTACTACGATTGAATTGGATGGCGTTTGTTATGACCAGACCGACCCGAAGGATCAGTTGATTTTGTGTTCTTTGGGTGTGATTTCGTTGAACCGTCAGCAGATTGATGCTGCGAAGGCGTTGTTGGGGTATTTTCACGGCAAGGTTGCGGATCAGGGCAAGAAAGATGCGGAGCGTGAGCGCGCCGCGAATGCGGCAGGCGGGAGATTTAGCCCGATGGATGCCCCTAAACCCGTTCAAGGTTTGTTATGTTGAAGAAAACGTGGTCAACTGCCTGTCCTGATTGGCAGGAAAGGATTATTGCCGGTAAAAGCCTGATTCCGTTTCCGCCGTTGTATCAGGAATCGGCTGAGATGGCGTTGCGTATTTTCAAACAGTTGCGCTTGGTGGATGTGCCGGGCGAACCGATGATGGGCGAAGTAACGCGCGAATGGGTGTATGAATTTGTTGCGGCCATTTTCGGAGCGTATGAGCCTACTTCAGGTGTTCGGTTGATTCAGGAATTTTTCTTGCTGATTAGTAAGAAAAACATGAAATCGACCTTGGCGGCGGGGGTGATGCTGACCGCGCTGATTTTGAATTGGCGGCGGGAGGCAGAATTTTTCATTATTGCGCCGACGGTCGAGGTGGCAAACAACAGTTTCAAACCTGCGAAGGCGATGATACGGGCGGATGAGGAGCTGTCCGACCTGTTTCAGGTACAGGACCATACGCGGACGATTACGCACCGCACGACCGGGGCAACCTTGAAGATTCTTGCTGCCGAAAGCGATACGGTAGCGGGTATCAAGGGGACAGGCGTTTTGATTGAGGAGGTTTGGTTGTTCGGTAAGCGCGCCAAGGCGGCGGATATGTTTACCGAAGCCAAAGGTGGTTTGGCCAGCCGTCCTGAAGGGTTTGTGATTTACCTTTCCACGATGTCGGATGAGGCTCCGGCGGGTGTGTTTGCCGACTTGCTGAAACGCGCCCGCGAAGTGCGCGACGGTAAGCGTGTGGACAATCGGTTGTTGCCGGTGCTGTACGAGTTTCCGAAGGAGATGTTGGACAGCGGCACTTACCGACTGCCTGAAAACTTCTACATCACCAATCCGAATATGGGCGCATCCGTTTCCGAAGCCTACCTGATGGGTGAGTTTGAAACAGCCAAGGCGGACGGAGAAATCGCGCTTCGCCGATTTATGGCGAAGCATTTGAATGTGCAGATTGCCTTGTCTCTGACTGCTGATTATTGGGCGGGTGCGGAATTTTGGGAGGAGAACGGCAACCGTCCCGAAATCGACTTGGATTGGATGTTGGAACACTGCGAAGTCATCGATATTGGTGTGGACGGCGGCGGGTTGGATGACTTGCTGGGAATTTCTGCCGTTGGCCGTCTGAAAGACAATCCGCGGATGTGGGCGGCGTGGTTTCATGCTTGGGCGCATCCGTCGGTATTGGAGCGGCGCAAGGAAATCGCGCCAGTGCTGTTGGATTTTGCCAAGCAGGGGGATTTGACGATTGTTCACCGCATCGGCGATGACAGCGATGAGGTGGCTGGGTTGGTGGCTCGTGTTTATCAGTCGGGTTTACTGGATAAATGTGGGCTTGACCCGCATGGGGTCGGTGCGATTTTGGACGCGATGTTGGAATATGGCGTTCCGGAAGATGCGGTTGTGGGTGTGTCGCAGGGTTGGAAGCTGGGCGCGGCGATTAAGACGGCGGAACGCAAGCTTGCGGAGGGCTGTTTTATCCATAGCGGCAGCGCGATGATGAATTGGGTGGTCGGTAATGCCCGTGTCGAACCACGCGCCAATGGTATCTTAATTACCAAGCAGGCGAGCGGCTCGGCGAAGATTGACCCGTTGATGGCGATGTTTGACGCGGTGTCGCTTTTGTCGCTGAATCCGACTGCGAGAGGTGCGTCGGTTTATGAAACACGCGGAATCAGAATGTTGTGAGATAGGATATGGCGAAAGAGAAGAAAGCCAAAAACAAAAGCCGCCCGCGTGCTGACTCGGGCGGCTTGGTTTTTGAGGGGTTGAATGACCCTGCGTTGTTGGAATTTATCCGTAGCGGTCAAATCGGCGGCGGTGTAGGCATTGATGGTAGGAAGGCTTTGTGCAATGCCGCGCTTTATCGGTGTATTACGTTAATTAGCCAAAGTATTGGGATGTTGCCGTTGAATGTGCTGCATAACGATGACGGGCGTGAGACTGCTACGGAACATCCTGTTTGGAAACTGCTGAAACGGCAGCCGAATAAGTTTCAGACGGCCTATGAGTTCAAAAGTTTGATGCAAAGCCATGTTTTGCAATATGGCAATGGCTATGCGCGGATTATCCGTTCTCGCGGTCAGGTCATCCAGCTTGTTCCGATTCATCCGATGGCGGTGCAGGTTAAGCAGCGTGATGACTGGAGTGTGCATTATGTGGTTACGCGAAAAGACGGCGGGTTGCTGGATTTTGAGGCAGACGAGATATTGCACCTTCGGGATTTAACCGATGACGGCTTGGAGGGTATGAGCCGCGTGAAGTTGGCGAAACGGGCATTGGGAATTGCTTTCGATGCGGAGGATGCGGCAAGCCGTATTTTCTCGGAAGGTGTAATGGCCGGTGGTTATCTGTCAACGGACAAGGCGTTGAGCGATAAGGCTTTCGATAAGTTGCAGGAGTCATTGCTGAATCGTTATAGCGGCAAAGCAAATGCGGGTCGCTTTATGATTTTGGAGGAAGGACTGAAGGCTGAGAAGTGGGGCAATACTGCTTCTGACGCGCAGCATATTGAAAACCGAAATCATCAAATCGAGGAAATTGCGCGGATGTTTGGCGTGCCGCGCCCGTTGCTGATGATGGATGATACGTCATGGGGCAGCGGTATCAGTGAATTGGGGGTGTTTTTCCTGAAATACGGGCTTCTGCCTTGGTTCACGATGTGGGAGCAGGCGTTGACCCGTTCTTTGTTGACGCCGACTGAACAAGACCGCTTGATATTCAAATTCAATGCCGGTGCGTTGTTGCGCGGTAGTTTGGAAAATCAGGCGGAATTTTTTGCCAAAGCTTTGGGTAGCGGTGGACATGGCGCATGGATGACTCAAAACGAGGTGCGCGAAATTTCCGACCTGCCAAGATCAACAGATAAGTCTGCCGATACTTTGCGGCAGGCGCAACAAGGAAAGAATTATGAGCCTGAAAAACCTGCCGCAGATTAGTGCGTTATCTGCTATGCCGAAATCGCTGTCTTTCGATATGCGCCCGGATGCGGCGAACCGTTGGGACAGCGGGGTTAAGGCGAAAACCGAAACCGACAATGTCATCACGATGTACGACCAAATCGGCGAGAGCTTTTGGAGCGAAGGGGTGACGGCTAAACGCGTTGCCGCCGCGCTGCGCGCCATCGGCGACAAAGAGGTCGTCGTCAACATCAACAGTCCGGGCGGAGACTACTTCGAGGGTATCTCCATCTACAACCTGTTGGCGCAGCACCCTGCGAAAGTAACCGTCCAAATCATCGGTCTTGCCGCCTCCGCTGCCTCCGTGATTGCGATGGCGGGCGACGAGATTCTAATGGGCGAAGGTTCGTTCCTGATGATACACAACGCATGGAGCCTTGCGATTGGCAACCGGCACGATTTGGCGGGCAGTATTGAAACGCTGGCGCAAATTGATGACGCGATGGCTGATTTGTATGCTGCCCGCGCCAAGCTGTCGAAAGCGGAAATCGTGGGCATGATGGATCGTGAAAGCTGGATTGGAAAGTCGAAAGCCCTTGAAGATGGTTTTGCCGACGGCGAAATCGATGTGAAGGAAATCGAGCAGTCTGGCGACAACGAACAGAAAAAGGCGATGGCTCTGATTGAATCCAGCCTCGCGCAACAGGGATACAGCCGCGCCCAAAGACGCGATGTGTTCAACAACTTATTCCACGGCACGCCCCGCGCTGCCGAACCTGCCGTCAAGCCGTGCGCTGGCGGCGATTTGAAGACGGCGCAAGCCTTGCAAAATTTGATTCAAACCATGAAAGGTTAAACCATGAAAAAAATGATGATTGCCCGCGGCTTGGTTGCCGCATTTGCCGATGCCGGCAATACTGCGCCCGATGTGGGCGCGTTGCTGGCGGAATTGAACAGTTCCTTTGCCGCATTCAAAGACAGCAAAGAAAAAGAAATTGCCGCTTTGCAGCAAGGCAGTGAAGAAGCTAAAGCAGCCGCCGCAAAAGCCGAGACTGAAATGGCTGGTTTGCGCGCCTCTATCGACGACCTTGCCGTACAGATGGCAGCCGCTCAAATGAATGGTGGTGCCGGTAAGCTGGATAAGGAGGCGCAGGCGGCGGTTGACGCGACTGTGTCGTTTATGAAGTCAGGTGAAGTCCGCGCGGATTTGAAAAAATCGGACGATTCCAACGGCGGCTATTTGGTGCCGAAGGAATGGGATCGCACTATTACCGATCAGCTGCGTACCGTATCGCCATTGCGTAAGCTGTTTAAGGTTCAGACGACCTCGAAGCCGAAATTCAGCAAGCTGTACAACATGCACGGTGCAGGTAGCGGCTGGGTGGGTGAAGAAGATGCCCGCACTAAAACCGATACGCCGACGTTCAAGTCTTTGGACTTCGACACGGGCGAAATCTACGCCAATCCTGCCGCAACGCAACAGATGTTGGACGATGCCGAAATCAATCTCGAAGCCTTCCTTGCAGACGAAGTGAAAACTGAATTTGCTGTTGCCGAAAACAAAGCCTTTATCAGCGGCGACGGTCAGAAAGGTAAGCCGACCGGCTTGCTGACTTATGCCGAAGGCGGCACTAATGCAACCAAGCATCCTTTGGGCGCAATCAAGGTTGTCAAATCCGGCAATGCGTCGGCGGTTACTGCCGATTCGGTCATTGATTTGGTTTATTCGCTGCCTGCCGAATACTCGCAAGGCGCGGGCTTTATGATGAACCGCAAAACGCTTGCCGCCGTCCGCAAACTGAAAGACGGTCAGGGTAATTACCTGTGGCAGCCGAGCTATCAGCAAGACCAGCCGTCCACGTTGTGCGGCTATCCGGTTTACGAAGTCGCCGATATGCCTGATGTTGCCGCAAATGCGCTGTGTATCGCTTTTGGCGATTTCAACCGCGCGTATATGATTCTTGACCGCAAGGGTGTGAGCATTTTGCGTGACCCATACACGAATAAGCCGTTTGTGCAGTTCTACACGACCAAGCGCGTCGGCGGCGGCGTGGACAATCCTGAAGCCTGCGTGTTGCTGAAAGTAGCGGCTTAATTTGAACAGGCCGTCTGAAAGCGAGCTTCCGCCTGTATGGGCGGCGGCGTTTTAGTTTTCAGGCGGCATTTTTATTTGAAAAGGAAATGTGATGGCTAAATTTACCAAGCCGTTTTTGGGCGTCCCTGACGGGGAGATTTATCCTGTTCAGTATGAAAAAGGCGATGAAGTGCCGGCTGAGTTGCTGGAGGCTGCGAAAGAAGCAGGCTGCGTCAACGGTAAGAAGGGCGATTCTAAGCTGCCTGAAGACCCGCCTTCCGACAATAAGCAGGATGGTGGCACGGGTAATGAAACTGATACCAAGCAGACCGGCGAAGGCGAAGGTCAGGGCGAGGGTCAAGGCGGCGCTGAGGGCAGTCAACAGACTGATCAGCAATGATAACCCTCGAATTGGTCAAACTTCATCTTCGTGTTGACGGCGAGGATGAAGACGATTTGATTCGCCTTTATTACGAGGCGGCTGTGTCTGACTGCGTAGCTTATCTAAACCGTCCTTTGTACCAAGACGATGCTGAGGCGGCTGCGGCTGCCAAAGTCGGCAAGGCTGACGGGGTGGTGCTGAATTCTTCTATCCGAAATGCTATTTTGCTGACGGTCGGGTATTTGTATTCTACCCGAGAAGATGGCGCGGTCGGGTTGCCGCGTGCCGCTCGGCGGCTGTTGGAGCCGTTTCGCAATCTGCCTGGCGTGTAGTCGGTTTTTTTAGGTCGGTTAAGCGTAAACCGTACGCCCCAAAACGCTCTTCTGCTTTATTTTATTCTGATTAGGGCTTGATACGGCGTTGCCCGACTTCTTTGGGTGCAGCTAAGGCTTGCGGCTGTCTATTTGAGTGCGAGCCAATATAAAAAACCGTCCGAACGGCAGATTTCGGGCGGTTTTTTGATTTACACATTACATATTATGGAAACTTCGAATAAGAAAGCGGTTTTGGCGTATATCCGAAACAATCCGGGTTGCACGGCGACGGCTGTTGCTAATGAGGTGTTTGGCAAATGGCGTTGGAGCGGGTGGATTTTTGCGCGAAACGATATCAGCGCGCTTTGTGACGAGGGTTTGGTCGATAAGCGTTTTTATCGTGGTATCTCTACGTTTTATCCGGTTGAGAAAAAAGAGGCCGCCTGATTTTCAGACGGCCTTTTTGCTAAAGGTCAATGATGAGGTCGGTGATGATACATTGCAGAGCGGTTAATTCTGACATGGCTTGGTTGAATTCATAAGTGCTTATGTTGCGGTTTTCACTTTCGTTGAAGCGGTTGCGGTAGGCCGTGTTGACAAGGGAGGCTAAGTTTGAGATTTGAATCCCTGCGTCGTCCAAGATGTCTTTTTGCTCTTTGTCCGACGAATCTTCTCTGGTTCGGATAAACAGACCGGCTATTTTTGATTTGTAGCGGTCGGTCAGTTCGATCAGGAAATCGTCTCTGTCGGATGGGTCGGTTTTTGGTTTGGCATCTAAAGGTTTTTCGGACGGCCTGTTTAGGTCGTAGCGTTCTTCCTTAATCCGTCTCAGGATTTCGGGGTGTTTTTCCAAGATATATTTGGGTAATTCTTTGATGAGTTTTTGTATCAGCGATGAGAGCTGATAGAAGTCTAAATCATGGAGGCGATTTCCGACCATGCCTCTGATTTTCGCGTCCCAACTTCCGTAGGTATCGACGAAGGAGTTGACCGATGCGCTTTGAATCGCGTTTAGGATGCAGTGCATTTCTGCCCGGGTTGCTGAAATATTGGCATTTGCCGGCGCGGGGAGCTTGATGGCTTGTTTGGGCTGGTTGAAGTGGTTGTTGAGTACGCGGAAGCATTCGCGTTGGTAAGTGAGCAGGCGTTCGCGGATTTCGGGTTTGACGCGCTTTACGTCCACGCCGAAAAGCCAGCCGTTGAGGTAGTCTAGTGGCAGACAGAGCATTTCACGCTTTTTGCCGTCTTCTGCAACTATGGTCATCATGACCATAGTTGAATTTAAGATTTCGCTGCGTTGGATTTTTTTATGTTGTGAAACCCAATCCAAGCCGATATTTTCAACGATCGGCTTCATGGCGACGTAGTGTTGGTTGTTTTGGGAAAAAACGGATACGGTTTGGCCGTGGAAAGAGATGTTTTGAACTTGGTTCATGATGAAGTTTCCTTGAGTTATTTTCGAAGTTGCCCGAAACGGGCGGCCGCGAGGTTCGAAAACCTAACTCAAAAGGCCGTGCTTATTCCCCGCTGAAAGCGGGTCTTGTATTCGCAGCCCTCGCGGCCATAGGAAACTTCGGTGGTATCGAAACAAAAAGCAAAGGAAACCGATGAAATCTATGTACGTAAAAAATTCACGCTGACGGGGTGAATGCCGTTGAGTTAGAGGTTTTCGACGCCTCGTGAAGCGGAATGTAAAGCAGAAAGAAAATGCTTGTCAAGAAATTTACAAAAGGATAACATTGAACTCCTTTATTTTGACTGGATTTGATGAAAATGAATAAATTGGTTTTACTTTGTTTGGGTTTTGTCTTGTCCGGTTGCGGTGCGATAAATCAGCAACATCAGCAAATTAAAAGTAACGTGGAGCAGCCTGTTTTTAAATCAGAAATAGATAAGTTTACAGGGCAAAAGCGTGTTGCTTGGATGAAGGTGTACTATGACAGTATAGGCAGATATGCAAACGGTAAACAGTTTAATAAGATTTTTCATTCGTCTAAAAAGCCTGATGACAAAAAGCCAGTCGGTGTAATTAATATCAACAGTGATTTTAGAGAGCATAAATACTTGCGTTGCCATTCTGTCGATTGGCTGGCGGATGGAGAGATTGTGAAGCCTCTCCATGCAGAATATAAAAGCCAAGTAGAAAGAAGCCCGCACGTCCATGTCAATGAAGGTGTTTCCTCTTATTTTGCGTTTGACTCGTTTAAAAAATTGGCGGGTGCGTCAAGAATCGAATATCGAATCTGTAACGATGAATTTCAGATGACGCCCGAGGAGCTTGAAGCATTGGGGCGTGTTTTTAATGAAATTACCAAGTTATTTATTTTTAATAAAGGCCCGTTGGATTTTTCAGCGGGCCTTTTTGTTTGGAGCGGATATGAAGGCTGGGCAGTTGCGACACCGTGTGGAGATTCTTCAACGGGTAAAGGAAAAGGATAAGTCGGGCGCGACTGTGATGGTTTGGCGGTTGTTGTGTAAGGTGTGGGCTGATGTGCGTCATGTGTCGGGTTCGGAGACGATGCGGCATGATGTTTTGTCGGCTTCGGTGCGGGCTTCGGTGCGTATCCGCTGGCGGGCTGGGATTTCGGCGGATATGCGGGTTCGGACGGAGAATGGGGTTTATGTTATCCGTGCGGTGATTCCTGATTTGCGCCGTCGTGAGTTTTTGGATTTGACGTGTGAGAGCCTGCCTGATGAAAGTTGACATTGATGCTGATTTTTCGGACGCGATTGCGCGGTTTGAGAGTTTGCCGGAGGCGGTGGGCGAGAAGCTGCGTTGGGCGGCGTTTCAGGGTGTGAGCTTATTGCGCGAGGAGATTAAGATTCAGGCTCCGCGTCATCATAGGCGGCATTATTTTTATAGTAAGGGCAGCCGCAATGCTGACGGGAGTAAGCGGCGATATGATTTTGAGCCGGGCGATTTGAGACGCTCGGTTTTTGCTTTTTATGATAAATCGGATTCGGTCGAGGGTCGGCGGGCGGTTTATCAGGTCGGCTGGCGTGACCGTGAGGGGAATCGCGGGCGATATGAGGGCGGCGCGCTTCGGGCTGTGCCTTATGGGTATATGGTGCATAACGGGGTGCGTCGGAAAAATGGTAAGTCGATTGCGCCGCGTCCTTTTTTGTCTCGTGCTTTGAAGATTCAGGGTGCGAAGATGGAGGCTGTGATGTTGGATGCGGTGTTGGAGGTGGTGCGTGGAAGAATCTCTGATTAGTGCGATCAGCCGTGTTTTGCCGGATGTGGATGTTTATCATGATTTTGCGCCGGAAGAAGCGGAATTTCCGTTGGTGATTGTGCAGCGGGTCGGCGGCGCGGGCTGTTTGTTTTTAGACCATAACGATGATGGGTATGAGGTGCGATTTTCTGTCTCGGTGTGGGATGTTGACCGTTTGGGGGCGGTGGAAAAGAGCCGCGCGGTGGAGCGGTCGGTGTTGGATTCGTTGGAAGGTTATGCGCTGTCGGCGGCGGATGCGGTCGTTTTGGACGATGGCCGGCGCGGGATGGTGCAGGATTTTGTTTTTGTGACTGCCGATTAGGTGGTTTTTTTGTTGGCGGCTGTCTGTTTGGGCGGCCTTTTTTATTTGGTTTTTTAAGGATTAGGTTATGGCTGTTACTTTGGCTAATGGTTCGATCGTGCAGATTGCTACGAAGCTGGTGGCTGAGAAGAAGGTCACGGCAATCTCTAATGAGGCTGAGGCGGTGTGTACTGCTACGGCGCATGGTTTGCAGAATGGTGATTATGTGGCTTTGCTGTCCGGTTGGGGCGTTTTGAATGAACGTGTCTTCCGTGTGACGAGCGTTGATGCGAACAGTTTTAAACTGGATGGCATCGATACGCGCGATTTGAATAAGTTTCCTGCGGGTTCGGGCGCGGGCAGTTTTCAGAAGGTGGAAGCGTGGCAGCAGGTTACGCAGATTATGGAAGTGTCGAGTTCGGGCGGCGAGCAGCAGTTCGTTGAATTCGGCTTCTTGGAAGATGACTTCGAACGTAAGCTGCCGACGACCCAATCTGCGTATTCGATGACGTTCAAAATTGCCGACGACCCGAATCTGCCCGGCTATAAGGCGGCGCAGACGGCAAGCGACAGCGGTAAGCTGACGCCGATGCGTATTATTCTGAAAAATAAATCGGTAGTCGTGTACAACGGCTATGTGAGTATGAGTCCGATGCCGCAACTCATCCGTAACGAGGTGATGGCGGTCAATATGACTTATTCGCTGTCCGGTTTGTTTAACCGCTATTTGTAATTTCGTCTGGTCTTTTGGTGGACTTGTGTAACTTTGCCGCCCTTCGGGGCGGTCTTTTTTTGGAAAATTGTGATGTCTAAATTATTGAAATTGGCGCATGCGCCGACTTTTAAAACTGAAGTGAAGATTCCGACTCCTGCCGGCGAGCCGGTTGCGGTGGAATTTGAGTTTGTCTGGCTGAACCGTAAGGCTATGGTTGAATTCGCGGATGATTGTGACCGCAAAGACCTGAGCGATGCTGATTTAGTGTTGAAAATTACGAAGTCTTGGGGCTTCGAGGATGAATTCAATGCTGAAAATATGGCGTATCTGCTGGATGAATATCCGTCTGCGGGTGTGGAAATTCTGAGTGCTTTCTATCAGGCGTATAACGGTGCGCGCGAAAAAAACTGATTGCCGCCGTCCGTGCGATGTTTTCTGACGACGAGAAGACGGTCTCGTCGTTGGGATTCTTTGGATTTGATGCGGATGAATTGACGGCGGATGAGGTGGATGTGTGGCCGAATAATTGGGAGGCTGTGCAGTTGTTTTCGTCGGTCTGCGGTCAGTGGCGCGTCAGTATGGCGGGCGCGTATGCGCTGGATTATAAGGCGGTCGCTGCGGCTATGGATTTGATGGGAATTAAGAAGCGGCGTCGGAAGAAGTTGTTTGAGTTTGTGCGCGTGATGGAGCGTGAAGCGTTGTCGATAATGGGCGAGAAGAAAGATGGCTGAGAATACGATTAAGGCGGGTTTGGATGTCAGCGAAATCGAATCCGGCGCGAAAAAGGCGGGCGTTGCGCTTCGCAGTATCGGCAAGGCGGCGAAGGACGCGGGTCAGCAATCGGCGGCGGGCGCGGCGGCGACGGCGGCGGGATATGATAAGGCTGGCAAGGAAGCGGAGCGGCTGGCGAAGAAGCAGGAGCGGGCGACTCAGTCCATTATTAATGCGGTTCAGCGTGAAATTGCCGTCCGTGAGGCAGGTGGGCGCGGTACGTCGGCTTATTATGAGTTGTTGGCGCGTCAACGCGGAGCGGATGTTGCAAAAATCAGTGAAGTGACTCAGGCGTTGAAGCGTCAAGAGAATCAACTGAAGCTGAATAATATTTCTGTCGGTCAGTACAACAATGCGATGCGTATGGTTCCGGCGCAGTTTACGGATATTTTTACGCAGTTGGCTGGCGGGCAGAATCCGCTTTTGGTTGCGCTGCAACAGGGCGGTCAGCTTCGTGATTCGTTCGGCGGCTTCGGTAATATGTTCCGTGGGTTGGCGGCGAGTATCAACCCTGCGACGGTGGCGGTCGGTGCTTTGGCGGGCGGCGTGGTCGCTTTGGGCAAGGCGTATTACGACGGGGCGGAGGAATCTAAGCGTTTTTCTGCTGCGGTCATCTTTGCCGGCGGTAGCGCGGGCGCGGCATCGGTTAAGTTGATGTCGATTGCCGATTCGGTCGGCAATGCGACGGGCGGTTGGTCTGAGGCTCGCTCGGCGATATTGGCTTTTGTGGAGAGTGGCTCGGTAGCGGCTGAAAACTATGGGCGGTTTGCGGAATCTGTGGTCTTGCAGTCTAAGGCGACGGGCAAGAGCGTGGAGGATTTGGCGCGCGTCTATGAGGAAATCGCGGACGACCCTTTAAAGGCGGTCGTCAAGTTTTCGCGCGTTTATCAGACGCTGAATGCGGATGTCTATGAGCAGGCGCGGGCTTTGATTGAGCAGGGCAGGCAGCAGGAAGCTGTGGCTTTGATTCAGGGCAAGTTCGCGGACGAATCTCAACAGATGTCTGAGCGCGTTTTGGAGAATCTGGGCGCGATTGAGCGCGGCTGGAATGCGGTTAAGAAGGCAGCGTCGGAAGCTTGGGAGGACATGAAGTCCATCGGGCGAGAAGCTACGCTGGAGAGCCGGTTGGCTGAAAAGCGGCTGTTTCTGCAACAAATTCCTGAGAATCCATACACGCAGCCGCAGGTTGATGCGGCGAAGCGTGAAATTGATTTGCTGGAAAAGCAAATTAAGATGCGCGATGAGGCACAGAAGCAGGCTGCCGCTATCCGAAAAGAGCAGTCTGATTCGGTCAGATATGTCGCTGATTTCGACCGTTTGAAGGAGCAGACTCAGAGTAAGGCTGAAAAATTTGCGCGCGAAGAGCGGCAATGGCAGGAAAAGCTTAATCTGCTTAAAAAGCATGGCAGTAATCAACAGATTGCCGATGCGGAAAAGGTGCTTGCACGGTTGCGTCAGCAGCACAAAGAGGAATTGGCGGCTGAGGCGGCTCGCGGTGCGAAGAAAAACAAGTCCGGGCGTAGTGCTGTTGATAAGAATCTGTTTCCGACGACGGCGGCAGGTCTTCGGATTAAGCCGGGCGCGGAGAATGCGGGTCGTGCTGCCGGCGGAACTTATGCTGCCATGCACGCGATGCAGCAGCTTTTGGGGAATAACCTTGTCCGTTTCGGTGCGGTAAACGATAAATACCACGTTGGGAAAAACAGTTTTCACAATAAAGGTTTGGCGTTTGATATGACGCCGAATCTGTCGCTGAAGTCTGAGGACAAGGCGAAGGTTGCCCGCCAAATTAAGCAGTATTTTGAATCTTTGGGCTTCAAAGACGGCAAAGACTTTAATGTGAAATTTGAAGTCGGCGGTCAGGTCAATAAGAACGGCACGAAGGCAACCGCCGACCATTGGCATTTTAACTGGCGGTCTCAGGCGGCGGCGGCTCGTTTCGCGGGCGGCGTGGACGGTCAGGCTAAGGCGATGGCGCGCTCGGGTTTGTTTGCCGAGGCAAGACAGACTAAGCCTGAGCTTACCGATTACCAAAAGTGGCAACAGGATTTTTCCAAGCGGCAGCTTGCGGTAAATGCGGAGCTTTCTTTGTCCGCTGCCAATGTCAATAAGATTTATGCGGAACAGCTTCGGTTGCTTTCTGATCCGACCTTTGAAAAATGGTCGGCGTCAGAACGTCAGGCGGCTATGGATTTGGCGGTCAGGGCTGACAATCAGGCTGAGTTGACGAAAGAGGCGAAGAAATACGCGGATGCGCTGCGCGAACTCGAGACGGCAAGTCAGCGTGATTTCGACGACCAGTTGTTTGAATTGTCGTTGTTGGGCAAGACGCGAGAAGAAGTGGAGCGGCTGACGGCGGCGCGCAAATACGACAAGCTTATCGCGGAGGCGAATTCGGCGGGCGCGGGCGCGGATGTTATCGGCGGGCTGCAAACGGCGAAGCTGGATAATGACGGTCGTCTGCAAGAGCAATTACGCTTGGCGAAGGAAACCAAAGAGGCTTTCGGTAACGATTGGCTGGCGGGCATTTCTGACGGCATGCGGAATTATTCGGATTCGTTCAAGACGATGCGCGAGAATATGTCTGATGCTGTGACGGGGTCGCTCGGTAAGATGTCGGATTCGTTGGCGGATTTTGTGGCGACGGGTAAGGCTGATTTTCGCGGGTTGGCTGTGTCTATCCTGCAAGACTTGTCGAAGATGCTGATTAAGATGGCGTTGTTTAACGCGATGAAGGCGGCGATGAGTGCTTGGGGCGGCGGCGGATTCAAAGACGGCGGCATGGTGCAGCAGTTTTCAAACGGCGGCGCGGTGTGGGGCGCGGGTACGGCGACGAGCGACAGTATCCCTGCTATGTTGTCTAATGGCGAGTTTGTCATCAATGCGGCGTCCACGCGCCGTCATCGTGCTTTGCTGGAGGCTATCAACAAAAACCGCTACGCTTCGGGCGGAGTGGTCGGCGTTGCGCCTCAGGTCGCTGCTTTGGGCGGCGGTACGGGCGGCATGACGGTCAATATTACGATTAACCGCGACGGGTCGTCTGATTCGTCGGTTGACGGCGATGTTGAGATGGCGAAGCAATTGGGCGCGGCGTTGCCTGCGATGATTGAAGCTTGGTATGTCAATAATGTGGCTCGGGTCGGCGGTCGTTATCACGGCAGCCGTTGATTCGGTCTAAGAGGTTTTATGGCTAAGGTTTTTAAATGGCAGGTTACGTCTGAAAGTACGGCGAAACATTCGTTTAATGTTCGGTCGGTCAAGTTCGGCAATGGGTATGAGCAGCGGCAGAAATTGACGCTGAAGCCGAAAATGCAGACTTGGCAAATCCGTATTGTGGGAATGAAGCCTTTGATTGAGGAAATCAAGGGCTTTTTTGATTCCTGCGGCGGTGTTGAGCCGTTTTTCTGGACGCCGATTGGTCGGGAGCGGCTGTTGGTCAAGGTGTCGGAATACACGGAAACGCCAAAGGGCGGAAAGGTGTATGAGCTTTCGGCGGAATTTGAGGAGGTCATGGCATGAATGCGCGGATGAAGGCGTTGTCGGGAACGATGCTCAAGGCGTTGTCGGCGGCGCAGCAGGATGTGTTGGTTGAGATGTGGGAAATTGATTTCCGTGCTTTGGGCGGGGAGGTCTTCCGTTTCTGCAATCAGGTCAACGAACTGAATCAGGCGGTCGTCTGGAAGGGGCAGGAATATACGCCCTACCCTATTTCTGCGGAAGGTTTTGAAACGACTTCGCAGGGGGCGGGCAACCGTCCGACGCTGACGGTTTCAAACCTGCTCGGGTTTGTGACCGGCGCGGCTGACCAGTATAACCAATTGGTCGGGGTGGATGTCGTCCGCCGTCTGACGTATGCGAAGTTTTTGGACGCGGCAAACTTTAAAGACGGTAATCCGACCGCCGACCCGAATCAGGAAATTATTGGGAAGTACGTCATTGAGCAGATGACGAGCCTGACGGCGGAACGGGCGGTCTTTGAGCTTGCTGCGCCGTCTGAATCGGACGGCTCGGTCATCCCGTCGCGGATTATGATGGCAAATACCTGTATCTGGCAGTATCGCGGCGAGGGCTGCGGTTATGCGGGTCGGGCGGTTGCCGACCGTTTGGATATGCCGACGGATGATATTAAAAAGGATGCTTGCAGCGGGACGTTGACGGGCTGTCGTGCGCGGTTCGGCGCGACGGCGGTGTTGCCGTTCGGCGGTTTTCCGAGTGCGGATAAGGTGGGTGGGGCATGATTTATATTGAGGATAAGGTGCGTGATTGGATTCGTGTGACGGCAATGATGTCTAGAACTGAAGAGGTGTGTGGTGTTGTCATTCGGACTAAAGATTTCAGAACCCATTTTCTACCAATGGAAAACGTTTCGGAAAATTCAAAAGAAACTTTTGAAATTAGTCAAAAAGATTGGGTAGATGCGGAGAGTCTTGGCGAAATCGTCGCCGTTGTCCACTCCCATCCGAACGGCGAGCCGTTCTTGTCGGGTGCTGACCGTCAGATGCAGATTCAGACGGGTTTGCCGTGGATTTTGGCGGTTGGAGGCCGTCTGAAGCAGTTCCGGTGTTGTCCGCATTTGCGCGGTCGTGTGTTTGACTACGGTAAGGCAGATTGCGGCACGTTGATTCGTGATGCGTTTATGTTGATGGGCGTGGAGTTTCCCGACCACGAACGCGGCGATATGGACGATGACGCGGCGCAGGATTTTTGGGAAAAACATTTGGAACGTTGCGGGTTTGTCCGTGTTTCAGACGACCTGCGCGGCGGGGATGTGGTTTTGACGAGCTATGGCGGTCACGCGAACCACGCGGCTTTGTATTTGGGCGATGGTCAAATCCTGCATCATGCTTATAACCAGTTAAGCCGGCGCGAGCCGTTTAATCAGTGGTGGTCGGAGCGTGTGCATAGTGTTTGGCGGTATCCGGGCTTTGAGTCTGAGATGTTGCAGGCGGTCGAAAATGATTTGCTGCATTCGGTGGATTTATGATTACGGTGTGTTTGTACGGCGGTTTGCGCGAATGCGGCCGCCGTTTTGATTTGCAGGTTGCCAGCCCTGCCGAGGCGGTTCATGCGCTGACGGTGCAGATTCCTGCTTTGCGGCAAAAGCTGCGGCAGGGTTTTTATCAGGTGCGTTTCGGGCGGCACGATTGGTCTGAGGGCGAATTGAAAAGCGGCTTCGGTCAGCCTGCCGAGGGGGTACTGCATATTGTGCCGCGCGTTCAGGGTGCGGGCAAAAACGGCGGAATCATTCAGACGGTCTTGGGCGTGGTGCTGATTGTTGTCGGCGCGCTGACGAGTTGGTCGGGCGGTGCGAGCCTTGTTGTTGCGGGTGTCGGTATGGTTGCTGGCGGCGTGGCGCAAATGCTGACTAAACCGCCGAAGTTTGAACAGGGAAAAGGCGTTGAAAGCAGCCGGAACAGTTCGTTCTCGAATCTGAGCAATACGGCGGCGCAGGGGCAGTCGATGCCGCTTGCCTATGGTCGTATTTATTGTGGCAGCCGTGTGGTATCGCAGGGTATCGAATCTCGACGTCTTGAGGGTAACGGTACGGCTGCAAACGGTAACAGTGTCGTCCGTATGGTTTTTGATGCGGCGAAAATTAAAAATCCTAATGGCAATTCCGACCCGATGGCGGTGGATTTGACTTTGGGAATGAAGAAAAATTTTGTCACTGGCGTTGCGGCAACTGCGCCGAACGGTCAGAAATATAACACTGATTTTGAAAACGACTCCGTCCGCGCGATGAATTACGAGGCGGTTTATACGGTAGATTGAGGATTTTGGAATGGGCGGTAAATCAGGTGGCGGTGCTTCTACGCCGTATGAAGCTCCGAATACTTTGAATTCGGCGCAGTCTTTACGGATTATCGATGCGATTTGTGAAGGCGAAATCAGGGGTTTCGCCAATGGCAACGATAAGCCGTGGAAGTCTGTGTACTTTGACGATACGCCCGTTCAGAATCCTGACGGGTCTTTTAATTTTAAGGGCGTTGTCGGCTTTTTCCAGCGCGGTACGCCCGACCAAACGTATATTCCGGGCTTTGATGCTTCAGAGCGTGCCGTGCCTGTGTCGGTCGAGGTCAAAAACCGCGCGCAGGTGGTGCGGGCGGTGTCTGACGAGTTGGTCAGCCGCCTGCGGGTAACGGTCGGCGTTGAGCGAAATTACCGCGTCGAAAATAATGGCGATACGAATCCGGCGCAAACGACGTTGCTGGTCGAGCTTTTCGGCAAGGATGGGATGGTTGCGTCGAAACCTGTTTCGTTTACCGAAAAATCGAGCGGGGTTTATTATCAGGATGTCGTTTTTGACAGCCTGCCGCCTGTGCCGTTTAATATTCGCGTTTCGCGCCCTACTCCCGACAGTACGACGGACAAGGTCGTCAATAAAACGTATTTCGCCAGCTATGTCGAGATTATCGATGCGAAATTGAGCTATCCGCATACGGCGTTGGCGGCGTTGGCGATGGATTCGGATCAGTTCGGCAGCAATAACCCTCGCCGAAATTATTTGATTGACGGGATGTTGGTCAATGTGCCGTCTAATTATGACCCTGAAACTCGGACGTATTCGGGGACGGTTTGGGACGGCTCGTTTAAAAAGGCTTGGACGAACAATCCGGCTTGGGTCTTTTATGATGTGTTGACGCAGCCGCGCTATTCGACTTTGGCGCGCCGTCTGAAATCGACGGACATTGATAAATGGACGCTGTATCAGGTAGGCAAATACTGCGACGAGTTGGTCGATGACGGCTTCGGCGGCAAGGAACCGCGTTTTGTGTGTAATGCCTACATTACCAATCGCCGTCAGGCGGGCGAGTTCCTGCTGGATTTGGCGAGCGTGTTCCGCGGGCTGCCTGTTTGGGATGGCAGCCGATTTTCTTTGGTGATGGACGCTGATTCCGACCCTGTTGCCATGTATAACAACAGCAATGTCAAAGACGGGCTGTTTGCTTATTCGGGCGTGCCGTACAAGTCGATTACGACTGCGGTTATTGTGCAGTATGTTGACAAATACGACGGATACCGTACTAAAACGGAATACGTCGAAGACCAGCAGGCAATCAAGCGTTATGGTCTGAACATTAAGCAAATCACGGCGTTTGGTTGCGATTCTCGCGGTCAGGCGGCGCGATATGGCGCGTGGATGCTGGAAACGGAGTTGCGCCAGCAGTCGGCAATCAAGTTTACTGTTGGGCGTGAGGGCTTGCGCCATTTGCCGTATGACGTTGTTCAGATTATGGACAATGATTATGCGGGCGCGGAAGTGTCGGGTCGTTTGGTTGATGTTTCTGGGCTGTCTGTCACGCTTGACCGCGATGTCGAAGATGCGGTCGGTAAGCAGTTGTCTGTCGAGACGGCAGCGGGTATCAAGTCGCTGAAAGTGATGGCGCAGCCTGCTAAAAACCGCTTGGAGCTTGCCGAGGCTGTCGATGCGGCGGCGGGCGGTGTTTGGATATTGATGGGGCGTGTAAAGCCTCGCCTGTATCGGGTTATCGGGACGAAAGAAAACGCCGACGACGGTACTTTCGAGGTTTCAGGCATTTTGCACGACCCGAAAAAATACACGTCGGTCGATAACCGCGCGCGGTTTGACGCCGAAGTCACGACGCTGCATGGCATTGAGCCGAAATTGACGCTGCCTGAGTTGCGATCTGATGGCGATAAGTTGGTTATTTCGTGGGAAAACCTGACTGCTGATGGCAGTGTGTTGACTTACGATATCAAAATTTATCGAGACAATAAGCTGTATCGTCACGTTCCGGATTCTCAGACGGCTGAAATTTCGCTCGAAAACCTGCCAAACGGTCAGTATCGCGCGGAAATTCGCGGGCGCAATGCTCGCGGCGTGTTGTCTGCGCCAATTGAGAAAGGCTGGAGCGTCGATTACACGATAAGCGGCGTTCGGACAACGGCGAAGATGAACGCGGTACAGCTTGACTGGTATCTGCCCGATACGGTCATGAAGAATGTGTCGTCTGAAATTTGGCTTGCTCGGGAAAATAACCGGGCGGCGGCATCTAAGCTGGCGACAATAGCGTATCCGCAGACGACTTATACGCTGCTGGGCGTTTCCTTAACGGAAACGCTTTATTTTTGGGTGCGTATTATTGACAGTGCGGGTAATACGGGCGAGTTTTCTGATGTTGCCATCGGGCGCGCTGACCCTGACCCTGCTCCGATTTTGGCGCAAATGAAGGGCAAGATTACACAAAGCGAGCTATCCCGTGATTTGTTCGATTTGGTCAATCAGCCTAAAGGTTTGGGCGAGGCAGACCGTCGGGCAATTGCCGAGCAGGTCAAGCAGGAAGTTAAAACGCTGAAAATTGACACGGCTGTCGTAACCGAGGTTAAAAAGGTCGTCAGTGACTTGGAAGGCAATATGAAGAGCCTGTATTCGTTACAGACTCAAGCATTCGGCAATGGTCGGAGGGCGATTTCCGGTATTGCGGTAGGTGCGGACAGCAAGACCGCCGAAGGTCATATCATGATGATGGCCGATAAGGTTATGTTTGTCGATCCAAACAGCAATCAGATAGTGCCTGCGATGGTCGTAGAAGTGCAAAACGGGCGGTCAACTCTTGGTCTGAATGGTGATTTGATTGCGGACGGTACGATTCACGGTCGACATATCGCGGCAAGTCAGTCGATAAGGTCGCCAAAACTTGAGGGTGGCAGTATCAACATCGGTGATGGTCGGTTTACAGTTGATAACAATGGTGTTGTCAATATTTCGTCGTCTAACGGGAATGTCGGGCTGAAGATTCGGAACGACTTTATCGGACTTTGGGATGATAATCAAAATTTGGTTATTTCGATTGGTTTTCTTGGTTAGATAAACTGGATATTCAATATGTCTGAATATGGAATGGCAATTTATAACCCTGACGGGTCGGTTTATTTTAAGACTGGGAATAATACGTTAGTTGAGATTATTTCAGATAAGGTTATCAGTATTCATACTGCTGATAAGGTTCGAAATGAAAGGAGGGTTTTAGATCAGTTTATTTCTTATAATGAAATTTGGTATGACTATGACTTTTCATCGATTATTCGTGGTGTTAAGAATCCTGAATTTTTAGCTTCTGGAGATGTTTCTGTTATTCCTTATGAGGCGTTTGACTATAATAGTTTAGTTATTTTTGGGGATATTTTTTATAAATGGAATGGAAATATTCTGTCTCTGGGTTGGCATCAAAAAGGTGGAAAGATGCATCGTTTCTTTTTTGGTGAAGTTTTGATGTATCGTATTTTTGGGGTTATTTAATGGGGCATGATGTTAAGTTATTTGGACAATCTATTAAAAATATCCGTTTCTTAAATGTTGAAGGAGTCGATGTTTTAGATCGTAGGATGTATAGATATGCGGGGGTAGCACAGAATGGGAAGCCGTGTTTTTTCTTTTTCATTCCGCATTTGAAAACTGAAATTCCTTTGGTTTGTTTTGAAAACGCAAACGCGGTCGGAGAAATTATCGTGTATTCCGAATCGTTCGAGAGTGGAACATTGGTGTCGGCGAATTGTTCTGCCGAGCCGCGTGTGATTACGGCGAAAATCAAAAAATTTGAAAGCCAAAAGCCAAAATATGGTATTCAGCTTAGAAATGAAAATGGCGAGTATTTTTATTTCCCATCACGCTTCCCTGTTTTGGGTGGTGTGTATCCTATGGTTGAGGGTGTTCATATTCCTTTTAATCCTTCGGAATATTTTGTTTCTGTAAAAGGAATAATGTTTTATTCGATTTATTCTCCGATTCCCGGTGATGATCATGGCGATCCTAATATTGATCATTGGGAGGAGCATTACAGGGGGTTCAGTATCTTGCCGACCGGTCTTGTTTTTAAGGGGGTGAGTGAGTTTGTCCCGCTTCCTCAATTTCGTGGGCGGGATAGAGAGTTGATGTTGCGGAAAGTTGGTCAGCGGATTTCATCTCCGTTTAACCATGTTTTTACTGTTAAACGATGACCGATTGGTTATTTTTTTAAGGATATTTTATGAGTAAGCAGATTTCTGGTTTGAATTTGAATAAAGTTGATGATTCTACGGGTGTTCCGACGGAATTTCATACTGTGGTCGGATTGTCTTTTGATTATTCGTATAACAGTTATACCGTTACTATTGGCAGTTGGTACAACCAATCTGCTTTTTCTGCCGGTAAGCGGGCGGTCAATTCTGTTCAATTGACGCTTGGCGGTTCGCCGCCGCGCGGAGTTGATCCAATTGATTGGGTTTTGTCGTCGATAGCGTCTGTTTCAAACGAAAAAAGCCCGTTTGCTGGGGCAAATCTAGTTGAAAAAGAAATTTAATAGGGGTGGGGAAATGTCCGAACCATTGGTCACGCCTGTCGCTATGTACACTTTAGGGGGTACGGTCGCGGCAGGTCATTTTTTAGGTATGCCGATTGACGCTGTTGTCCTTGGGGCGATGGCTTCGGCGGCGGTAACGATGGTCAGCGCGCCTCAAAGCCGATGGATGGCGGTTTCTTATACCGTTATCGGCGGTCTTTTAGGCGGTGCGCTCGCGCCTGTGTTGGTGCATATCTTGCTTGGTACGGCGGCGGCTGGAATGTCGGCAGTTGCGGAACAAAAAACGCCATTGGCGCATGTCGCCGCTCCGGTCGTGGTCGGTTTGTGCTGGCAGTTGGTTTTGAAGGTAATGCGGGTGTTGTGGCCGTCGTTTGAGAAACACGCCGACGAAATTGTCGATTGGATTTTGAGCGTCCGTTTTACGCGGAGGAAGAAGAAATGATGTTGGTTTTGTCAGTTGCCCCTGCGGCCTTGGTCGCGTACATGATGATTTGCCGATTAAACGAAAGAAAGCGCAGCATTTGGGATTTTGAAGGCTGGGCTTTTTTGTTTATTTTGGGCGGATCGATTTGGACGTTTTATAAGGCGTGTTCGGTCGGGATGTCTCCGATGATGGGCAAGCAGTTCTTGGATATCGGTATTTTATTATATTTCGGTCAACGCACTTGGCGCGGTCGGAAATGGAAGTTTTGGCATAGTAAACAAAACGCCGTCTGATTTTCAGACGGCTTTTTTTTTAGGTGTTCCCATGAGTATTACCAAGGTTGATTTCGAGCTAAAACGCGGCACTTCGGAGCCGCTTTTATTTCGCCCTGTGGACGCGTCGGGCAAGCTTTTGAGCCTGTCCGGTATTGATTCGGCGGTTTTGAATATCCGCCCGTTGTATGGATTGCCGATGCGGTTTGATTTGGCGGTCGCGGCTGACGGGTTGTCTGTGAATTTGAAACCGTCCGATACCAAGCCGCTGCAATGGTCTGTTGCCGATTATGAGGTCAAGGTCAGCGTTCGTGGCGTGGTGAAAGTGATTTTTGAAGGTCGTCTGAAACTGGCGGCTGATTTAGGGGTTTGATATGACGATTAAACAGACGGGCGGTACGGTCGTCGGTGCGGTGGTGCAAAACCTGCCCATCGTGATTGACGGTCGCCAAAGCATCTACGAAGAGGGTTTGAAAAACGGCACTCTTCCGGAGGGGATGACCTACAAGCAGTTTTTAGACATGTTGTCGGTCGGTGTTTCAGATGACGAAGTAAAAAAAATAGTTGCGGCAACGGTGTCTGCCGAACTGATACGGCTTGGCTTGGCAAATCAAGGCGGCAATCAGGCTGGCACGGGTAACGGTGCGGCGGTGACGCCCACTCCTGCCCCAACGCAACCGGCACCGGGCGGCACGGGTAACGGTGCGGCGGTGACGCCCACTCCTGCCCCAACGCAACCG